TATCAGCATATGTTCCAGCATCAATTCTAATACCAGAAATGTCCGACCCTGATAAAATAGTTTCATATACAGTGCTATTTTGAAGTTCTAATACAGAAGAAACTGTTAGCACAATATCATGAGTTGGTGAAGATCCACCAACATCAGATCCAGAGATAGTTATGGTATCATTTTGTAAGTAAAATTTTCCACCAGAATTTAATTGAACTGTTGCAACTACTCCGTCTGGAGATCTAACAACATTAAATGTTGCCCCAGTTCCAGATCCACTTGAAGATGATGCTATATTATTATAAGATCCAGATTCATTTGTGGCAAAAGTTAAATTTGCTGCTCCAGATACAATTGGAGTTAATGAAAGTGTTAAAGTAGTGGAACTATCCACACTAAGAACAGTAGTAGCAAAATCCAATAGTCCAGTGTCATTAGAATCTTGTGCTACTAACATTCCAGCAGAAATACCACTGGTATTAGAAACTGTGATCGTTGCCGAAGAATTTGATAAAGTTGTCGATAGGGGACCAACAGTTGTTGGATTGAGTATTGGACTTGTATCTATAGTAAATGTAACAACATCTCTGTCCGATAATCTAACTTCATCACCTACAGAAATTGTTCCTGCAGATAGTGGTGGATTGAAAGTTAGTGTCTGTATATTCTTATTTGTAACAAGATATGTGATATCTTGTGTTAGATCTAAAGGATTTACAGATAAATTATCAAGTTCCGAATATCCAATACCACCATCTGATAATGTTACTGAAGAAACGGTGCCAAGATCTTGGATAGTGTATTCTGCTCTTTGTGTAACTTTTCCATAAGGTGGAACAAATTCCAAAACAACAGGTCCAGGAACAAGTGCGTTTGCAGACAATCCAATGATGTTTGTGTTAGTATCTACCGAAGTTACAGTAGTATTTGCATCTAAAACTCCACTACCAGATAATTTAACTATTTCATATCCAACAAATATTCCAGCGGTTGAAGGTAGTGTAATGGAAGATGATGGTTCTTGTGTATTAAAAGATAAAGTTGCTGCTCCATCTCCAGTTGGAGCTAGTGATAATTCGATAACAGTTGAACTAACTACGCTTTGGACTACAGTTTCTGGGTCTAAAGTTCCTGTGCTTCCCTGCTGAGTAAACACAATCATTCCAGCAGAAATACCAGCAGTGTCGGTAACTGTTATATTTGTGGATCCAGTAGATAGAGTGGTAGTAAGTCCATCAATACTTCCATTTAATGAAGTAGAGACGTTTGTTACTTCTTCTGGTAAGAAGAGTACATCATTGAGTTGATATCCAGTTCCATATTGACTTAAAGTGATTTCAGTTAAAATACCTGGATTTGTAGTTACAGTATAACTAAATCCAGAACCTGTTCCACCAATACTGGTGTTTGAAAATGACAGTACATCATCAATAGCATAATTTTGTCCTGGATCTGTAACGGTAATAGCAGATACTATACCATCATATGTAATATTAGTGATAGTTGCAGAAAATCCATTTCCAAATCCTAAGATATCTGTGCCTATTCTTAAAATATCTGAAGTTTTGTAATCATCTCCTGCAGTAACAATCGTGAAATTTGTAACTGATCCACTAGAAACATCAATTTGTGCTACGGCACCATTGCCATAATCTCCTAAAGTTCCTGTAGATAAATTAATTCCAGCACCCATATTTGGATGCACTGCACAATCATATTTTAATTGAGATTCTGTAGCATCTGGTTTAATTACTAATTCGATATATGATCCACTATTTCCACCAGATCCATTTTGAGAAATGGCATATTGATCTGCTGGAAGTGGGGATCCATCACTCAACTGCAGAACGAATGGGTGTTCAGCATTACTAGCATCGGAAACATCAAACCAATAAGTATTTCCTTTTGTTAGGGATAGAGTTGCTTGAGTATTACCATCAATTTGGTATACATTATCTGGTGGTGCAGAACCAGGATTAGCAATAACAGTAACTGTAAAAGTTTGTGTCGGTTCGTTGAATAACAATACAGCAGGATAAGAACCATCTGTATATCCAGTGCCAGCATTAGATACTGTTGTCGTGATACTAACAGTACCTGTAATGGTTATTTCTGCTTCAGCACCAGTTCCAGATCCACCTGTTAGAGGAACAGCAGGATAAACACCAGGGATATATCCATTACCAACGTCTAAAATATCACCATCAATATCATCAATTACAAATGATGCTTCTGCTCCTGTTCCATTGCCACCATCAAGAGGGACTAGAACATAAGATCCTGGAGTGTAATTTGCTCCGCTATTGGTAATCGTGCCAGAATAATCTACAACAGTAATGTTGGATAATGCACCAAAACCAGTTCCTCCAGTAAGACTGATATTTGAATATACACCAGGATCATAGTTAGATCCACCACTATTCAAAGATAATGTCGATCCATCAATAATTTTTTGTTGTAAAACAATATCCTGATATGAAATAAAAGTCTCTGGTGAAATATCTAATAATTTTCTCCCAGAATATACATACCCAAAATATCCATCTTGAGGTTTATAAATTCCAAGAGAAGCATCGGAAGTAAATGCTAGGGATGGAGCAGTTCGTGTACCATCACCCAACTTTAAATTGCCAGTAGCAAGATCACTACCACCTTGGGTAACATCAAATATTTGAGCACCAATTTGATTAATTTTGACTCTTTGTGTTTCAAAAGTGTCAGTTCTAGCGACTTGAATTGCTGGCATTTCTTATTAACTCTCTAAGTAGGGATTTGATTTCAGAGACTTCATCCTTCAACATATTTATGTCTTCCAACGCGGAATTCAATTGTTTTTGTTTACGCCTTGCTTGGATGGCAGAATCGTCGTAATTCAAGATAGCACCTGTGGTCTCGTCTCTGACAAGACCATCATGCCCTTTAACTTTGAGGTAACCCATACGCGGAAATTAGAATGCAGCAACAGCTCTAATATCTTGGATCTTAGGAACATATGCTGGATCAACTCCTTTCATCACAATCTTAATTGCAAAAGAAGAGAATTCTGGAAGATCGGAAACGCTGTATTTAAGATCTTGATATGAAGATTGCTTTTCTACAATACTTGAAATATTGTTTTCTGCAGTAGCAAGTTCTAAAGAATCTGGTTCTCCAGACTCATTAAAATAAATCCACTCAGAATCTTCAAAGTTCTCCTGACTTGATGCTCTCTTATACTTATAGAGAACTTCAATGTTTGAGACGTCTTTGATATTTGCAAGCAGATGTACATCAATGGCAGTTGCTGGATTATTGATGTAAATTTCCTTAGTCACATATTTTGAAATAGAAGAACTATTTTTGGAAGTATCTTCAGCAACAAAATCAATACCATTACTATAAGTTACCTTAGCAACTTCCATAAAGAATGCTTCATCATCTGGTTGATTTGGGTATGAAATAATATCACCAACTCTGAAAACATCAGCAATCTGATCAGTCACTTCATTTGTTCTGGCATACAAATTACTATCAACAATTCTTCCATTGTAATCATTATTGATTGGTTGGATATCAGTTCTGAGAGTTAACTGCCTCGTGGTCTTGTTCCAAATAATAGACTTTCCAGTAATCCTATTATCATATGTTTCAAGAATCTTAGATTCGACTGGATTGCGAGCAACAATAGTAATTGATTCTCCAGCAGCAGATTGTGTTGAACTATTAATTACTGGCGTTACTAGCGATGGGTTAGAACCAACTGTTACTGGGTTGGCGATGCTTTGAGTTAATTCAACCTCCTCGCCATTTACAAATCCTTGTTTTGTGGAAAGTTTTACCCAAATGTTGTTACCATCTACTTTAGCGATAGATCCAGTTGCCTGTGAAGTCTTACCTTTAATGCTTTGGTTATTTTGATAGGTCACACCAATAGTTGTTGTTGATAAAGCAAAGGTGAAAACTGGATAGAATTCTAAAATTTGATTTCTTCTTCCATATCTGTTTTCCTGTCCGCTTGCATTTTCAATTCTGTTAGTAACAGTTTTTACAGAAGCATTTGAAAGATCAACTACAGGTGAGAGATATGACACTGTAGATGAGAGATCCATTTTGTAAGTAAGAGATCTGCCGACATTGTTTAATGTCTCGTTGATTTCGGAAGCAATGACCTTCTGATTATCAAAGAAATGTGGTTCATTGAGGAAAGTCTTTTCGAAATCCGTCTGTGAATATGATGTATAATTTTGAGTAGATGAATCAACTGGAATAATATTGGTGGTTTTTACTTTAGTTTCCAACTTAGTTCCAGTAACAGTTAGATAATGAACTTGTGGATATAAAGTTTCAAACTTTCTGTTATATGATGCATATGCCGTAGATCCACCACCAAATGAACTTTGAGATGCTTTGGTAATAGTTCTAATATTATATGAGTCTAGTCCAGAGTTTGTAACTTCAAATAGATTAGTATTCAATACCTCTGAAGTGATTCCACCAACGTCAGATACAGTTCTGAAGAAAACATATGATTTTCCACTGTCTTCAAATCCATTGTCTCTATGATTTACTTTAATAACACTGTTGTTGTTCTTGAACAGTTTTGATGTGGCAATTGAATCTGATGTGGCATTGGTTTCAATTGCATCAGCAGTTAACTTGTCATAACCAAGACTTTCGTTCTTAAGAAGAAGTTCTGCTGGTCTTGTGATATCGAATTCTGCTCTGTATAGAGAGAACTTGAGATCTTCAAAAATATCTTCAGTCCAATTTTCTGTATTCTGTGATTTGTAAACAGAACCAAGAGATGGTTGTGATGTAATAACTGTACTTGTAGAAAGATCAGTTTCTCCTAATCTGGATGCCCACATTTCATAATCAATAGAATCTGTTTCTACAACCAATGCGTACTCGGTATCATTTTGCAGATACACTGGATAATCAAACTCGAATCTAGTAGGAGTAGTAGACTCTGTAACACCCTCAAAATCCGTTGCTACGCCCATTCTAACTGCTGGGGTATCAATATCAATAAAGGTCTCTACTGTGCATCCTCCAGCGCCATTACCAACGCCCTTGATGACTACTGATGGTGCTTCGGTATAACCAAATCCAGCAATAGAAACCTCGGCATTATAGATCTGACCGTTTGACACATTGATTCTTGCTGTAGCTACAGATCCACCAGGAAGTTGTGGACTCTCAATCGTCAAAACCGCACTATCATAATTCGCACCAGTATTGGTAATTCTAATATCGGAAAGTTTTCCACTGTCCTTAGCAATTGTCAATGAAAGATCTGTTCCGCCAGTAGAATTTGCTAATGTTACTGAAGGAATTTCTAATTGCTCGTTCTGACTAAATGAACGACCATTGTGGTTGCTAAGAATTAAAGTATAAACCTGCTCATTGGTTAAAGAATAAATTCCAGTCGAAGTTGGAGTCAATTCAACACCATTCTTATCAAGGATTGAGGAAATAGGACCAGAAGCAGCAGAACTAGTTCCTACAACATATTCCCCTTGAGTGACATTCAAATTTCCATTAGCATAGCACTTTAAGTAAGTTGATGGAGTTAAAGTTTTTTCAGTTCCAGGAACAATATTCTTAGCAGGTTTGTCGTAATCTACGTTTGTTAGGTATACTTTAACTGGAACTTCAGAACTCTTGCTCTTAAAGAACAGATCTGCACCAGTAACAAATAATCCACCTTGATAGTTCTCAACTTTAAATGTCTGTGCAAGTGGATTGGGTCTGATTGGATTATCAGTATTACTGTCAACAAACTGAACACCTTCATTAGATTTGAAGTATGAAGGTCTTGTGGAAACAATACTTACTGGATTCTCTGGAAGAATGCCAGTAGCATAATATTTCATTTCAGCATATGTATCTACAGTTGTTTTGTCTGCATTTGTTGCACTTGAAGTGAATCTAAATGTGAGTGTTCCAACTGTAAATCTCAGTTCTTCTGCAGAAGTATCATAGTCTACAGTTCCAACATCACCAGTCCAAGTAGCATTCTCTCTGGGTGGATATCCAGAAGGTAAAAGAATTAATCCACTGGCATTACCACTCTCATCTGTTACAATGTCTCCATTAAAAGCAGACAATGAGTTTCCAGCAATTCCAGTAAATCTCAAATCTGGATTTACCCAACGATTAATATTTCTTCCTTCAAGGAATACGGAAACTTTTGTGTTTGGTTTCAGTCTTCCAATGACAAACTTGATTGGTTGAGTTCTAGCAAAAAACTGCAATGAAGTGGAAACAATATTTTCTCCTACAGTTTTTGACTGAACTCCTTTTCCAACTTCGTTGTTTTGAGGACTAATATTTGAAGAACTTCCAACCGAAGCGGCGCTTACTGTTGATTTGGCACTGGAAGTATTGGACTCTCCTAAAGAATTGATAGAAGTAAATGATGGAGAACTGCCAACCCAGTTTACAATAAATGAATTGTGTAAACTAGAGAAACTCTCTCTAGAATCATCCTTAGCGAGGAAAATATTAAAGATACTGGTGTTAGTATCTACAACAAGAGGATCAATAGATTGGTCATACCACTGATCAATCTCTGGAGAAATTTTGCCATCACCAACATACTGGAAGACAACAAATGGATTTGGATTGATTGTCTTAGAGGCAAACTCATTACCAAGTAACTTAACCTTTGAGTATGGAAGAGTTACGATATCACCAGACTTTTGATATCCAGCAACAGATCTTTGATCTTGTCTGGTGTAAACTTCTTTTAATTTCAGTGAATCTTCTTTTGATTGTGGGCGGAGAACAGATTGCTTACTGTCGATAGAACACTTATAGTCTGCAGAAACAAGATTGCCAACCTTATGTGCTTCAAAATTATCAACAAAGAAACCGCACTTAAATCTGTCTAAACCAATACTATCCTTGACCTGCATGTTAAGTGCTTGCTGCTCAAGAATACTAAGAGTTGTGTAATACTCAAGACGTTCAATACGCTTCTCAAGTTTACCAATGTCTTTCATTGTATAACGCCTGTGCTCAACAGGAGTAATTCTCACATCCTTACTTGTATTTGTATAAGCAGGAATGTACGCATAGAATAGAGGAATAGAATCTTTTACTGGATCTGGTTTTGATGGGTTGAGTGAAGAATTTCCTTCCTTGACAATAAATTCTCCCTTCTTATTCAAGAAAATACCATCAATACGATCAAGATATTGAACTTGACTGAATGAGAATGTATATTCAAGTGTAGTGTCTGGAGCAGGAGTGCTTGCTACCACAGAACCAGGACCAGTAAAGTTGCTGGTAGTTACTTCGAGTGAAGCAGTGTCTTGGAATCCAGGAACAATTGTCTGACTATTAACTTTTGGTCTAAAGTCTATAAGGTTCTTGAGTTCTACATTTCCAAGAACAGATGAATTAAACGATGGAATTTCATCTTCCGTTACACCAGCTTCGTGTAGATAACTATCAATAGTACAGAAGTCTCCCTGTGATTGTTCAAAATAATCAAATGCAATAACAAGTTGACCTACAGATGGTTCAAATCCAGGTCTAATAACAATTCTAGACACATCGTAAATTGTATCTCTTTGTCCGTTATCAAAAGTATATCTATTGGTAACATCTGTTCCAGATACTAGGTTGCCAGCACTATCAATTTCTGGTGGTTGGGTGCTAGTTCCCTCATAAACATATCTCAATCTGAATGCATCTGAATATGATAGAGTTTCTACAACATCAGTGTCATAATCAGTTCCTCTAAATGGGATTACTCTATCGCCAGCAGAGTCAACAACAATTCTCTTATTTCTAACTGCTGTCTTGAGTCTTGGTTTTGCGTTAGATACTTCTAGTGTTGCGGTTAATTTTAGTTCTGGAGCAACATAATTTGATACTCCTTCAAAATTAGTATTGAAGTATGATGTTGGAAGATTGAATTGAATACTTCCAGAAGTTAATCCGCTTGCTGTATCAGTGGAAGATGAGATGGTGACATTATCAGCATCAATGTAAACAATGTCGCCAGTTTCTACAAGATCCGCACTATTCTTATTGAGTACCGTAATAATGTAATTGTTCTCATTAAATGCAGTAAATCTTTGTGTTCCAAATGGAAGTTGTGCAGCAAAAGTAATTAGACCACCACCTGTTGAACCAGTGGTTACAAAATCTCTGCGGAAGAAATATTTAATCTTACTATCTTCTGTTCCAGCAGAAATTTGTGATACTTGCTTACTACCAGTTGGGAAGAGTAGTGTTCCTGAATTGGAATTTGCTACTTTTGGACGCAAGCGAACAACTGTAGTGCTAGTTACGTCATCATAAAGAGTTTCATCGAGATAAATTCTCGTCTTCGAAGATCCTTGTTGAACAGTTGCATATTGTACAATTGCTCTAATAGTATTATTAGAAGCATCTGAGAATTGTACAAGATCTCCTTGTTGAACCACAGAACTTGCGTCAGCACTAAAACTAGTGGATTCTAAAAATTTAGATCCTTTTGATCCAAAGAAAGTAAAGTCTGTAACTGGAGAAATATCTGCATATACTCTATCATCAATTACAACATCACATGTAAACTTGTTTTCTCCTCCAGATCCGTAAGTTGAACCAAAAGATTTTACGTTTTGTGGTGTGTAAGTTGTTACTGTGTTTTTATTCAACACAGGAACTACCGCAGCTGCCTCCGTTGGAGTGGTTGTTCCAGGATCAACTGTTACTACAGGTGGTCTTGCATATTGAGTATTTACGGAAGTTCTATCTAAAATTTCTACTTTATAAATTCCTTGACCTTGGAATCCAATTTCAATTTTTGATTGATCGTATTCAACACCATCAATAATAAGGCTGGAAGAATTGGGATATCCTAGTCCTCTATTTTGAACAATAAAGTGTGACAGTGTGTTTTCCTGAGCAATTTTTACAAGATTGCCTTCTTCATCTCTAATGGTTTCTCCAGGGACAAATTTTCCAGAAAGAGTCTTTACATATAAAAGTTTGCCAGTTGAATATACTCCAGCAGGAGCTCCCTCAACTACACCATAGGCACCACTAGTTAAACCATAGACATATACACCAACATCATATGTGTTTTCTGGTGGAACAGATTCTAATTTTATTTTTGTGAAGAACTGTGGATCGAAATATGACAATCCAAAAGTAGCATTGTACGCAGATGTTCCTTGGGGAAGAATACCTTTAGATATTACAATACTTGAATCTGGATTAAATCCATCTCCCCTGCGTTGTAAGTAAAAATTACTTGGTTTTGCAGTTCCAATTACAGGAGTAATAGTATCACTATAATCCATAATGTTTGCAAACACAGTTGAAGAAAGACCCTCTTTCTCATCTCCAAGAGCGTCATTCTGAGTTAAGAATAATTTTCTCTGTTTATTATCAGAACTTTCATCATATTCTTTAAATACATTTTCTAAATCTGTTTTTAATCCAGCAACAGTAACTTCAAAAAATCTAGACTCTTCAGAAGTTCCAGAATTTCTTAGTGGTTTGAAAACCTTAGTGTAAGAAAGAACATCAACACTTCCAACAACATTAGTTCCTGCTCTTGTTTTAACATACCAAAGTTTTGCAAATGTTGTTTCTAATTCGGATGGAATAATAGATGTGATGGGAATATTAACATCAACGATTTCCAAAGTTATGGTCTTGATTCCGATATTAGAATCAAAGAAAAGACCTCTTCTTTGAATTGTTTGTCGATAGTTAGAATCGGACTCTGTTCCATTTAATCCAACATAACCATCATTAAATAATGAGTAAAGATATACAGTTGGATATGCAGTTAACTGAGATCCCTCTTTGTTTAGAGGAACACTTCCAAAAACATTAGAAATACTATAAGTTGGAAGTCCCTTTGTTTTAAGAGTTACGTTGTCTGATGATAAGCTTTCTCTTGCTTTGTTGATCTCAAGATACTTAGTTTCTTTATTTACAATTTCATATCCTTTAATATATGCTTTTCCAGGTCCAACACTGGCAATCATTTTCTTAGATGCCATGGCATCTGTCAAACCATTATATAATCCAAATTCATCTACTGAGTAGATGCCCATGTTACTTTCTTTCTGAGCATATTCTCTTATATCAATAGCAAAACTATCTACTACATAATCACCACTTTCATCAAATGTCCTACGAGCAAGAGTTTGCTCAAGAAGAGTATAATCAGCAGCAGAAACTTTTCTTTGAACTACACCCTTCGATACTGTTAGGAGTTGAATAAAATTCTTATCTGTAATTGCATTTAATGCAAATTCTTTTAGAGACAGACTAATCTTAAGTCTATGAGCCCCAGGAGCAGTATAGTTTGAAGAACCGATTGCATTATCATAAAGACTTGCATCTTCTTCTGGGGTTACAATTTCCTCAACAATTGTGAATCCAACTTTTGCAGAAGGTTTATTGTAGTATTCATCAATAACAAGGAGTTGTTCATCGTTGCGAACAAAATATCCATTTACAAAATAAATGCCTTCTTCTACCTTAACGGCAGAACCATATCCCATTGCGGGACTATCTAGAGATGTAGTTAAACCAGATTCTGGATCTGTTACGTCAATACTAGTGGGAAGAACACTACCGTCAGTACCAACAACCATCAAAGGTGTATTGACACCATCGATTACTTCTAAAGTTTCGCCCTGTCTAAAAGTTTCTTCCGTATTTGAGTTGCCACTATTGAGGTAGTTTACATATAATGTATCAGAAGAATTTGCAGTTGCTAAGTTTGCTTCCAACACAGTTGCTTTAACTCCAGAGGTAAGACCTCTGAGTTGCTGTCCAACAAGTTGAGTGATATCGTACTTTCTATAAACAATATCATTACCATCGTTTATAGCAACTTCAGTGACTGAAGACAACTTCACAAAATCTAACTTTGTATTAAGAGCAACCTCTCCAGGAATAACTAATTGTCCCTGTTTAAATGCATATCTACCAAAACTTTCAACCTGATTTTGGAGAATCGATTGAAGTTGAGTTAATTCTCTACCTTGAATTGAGTATCCAGGACGGAAAAGAATTTTGTAGAAATTCTTATTCGCGTCAAAGTCCTCATAATAAGGATTTACATTTAGGTTAGTCTTCTGAGGCATCGTACTCCGCCAAATACTAGTCACTAGTCCCTAGTATTTAGTAGAGATAAAAAAAATCCCCCGATTAATCGGGGGATTCTTTTGAGTCTTATAAATCAGAACTCGATAACTAGTTTGATATCTTCAATCTGGTCAGGAGCACGAGTGATTAGACGACGGTTCTCGATGTAGATAACATCGCCAGAGTTGTTTTCAATCTCGGGAGTTGCTAGACCAGCAGCAAATGTAGCACCCAGTAGAGTATTCGCATATGTAGTTGCAACATTACCAGAAGCAGCGGATAGACCACCAGAAATTGCATTAGCAGCATTGCTTTCGAATGCTCTTACAACACCCTGATCTGTGTGTGCATCATTAGTTTGGATGTACTTAAGAACACCATCAGTAGTAGAACCACTGTCTAGAGTCCATGAAACAACAGTACCATATGCAGTGCCACCAGATACAGTTTGACTAATTCTTTCGTCTGGTAGATAATCGGCAGTTGCTCCAGTAATCTTAACTGCTCTCAAACCAGATAATGTATCCGATGTTGAGAATGTTGTTGTACCATAGTTATATGGATCTTTGATAATACCGATTCTGCGGAAGTCGTTGTCAACTGGGAAGTCACCAGAACCTTCTGCATAAGTTAGGCGAATGTTTGTCATTACGCGCTTGCCGTTAAGTTCCGTTTCGTGATCGGAACCATGTCCACCCTGTGGAGGCATAACAATTTCTAGAGCACCAGTTGCACCAGGAGGAGTTGTGACTGCATCGCCAGGTGCTAGACCAGGATCAGAGAATAGATTACCGTTACCAAGAAGAACATTGGCATATGTGTAATCTTGACCACGAGAAACTACAGAAGCAGATGTGATAGTTCCAGATCCATCAGTAACAAACCTGACAACTCCACCAGTTCCATCTCCCTTGACTCCAGCATATAAAGTCTGTAAAGCGGGTAGGTTATTTCCACCATCTTCGATTAGAACAACATCGAGAGCACCTGGAACTGCCAATCCAGCAACTGCAACTCTAGAAGGTTGTGCAGGAAGAACAATTGGCATAAAGTCTGAAGAAAGGAACTTCAGAACATCATCTGTTGGGATGGTATACATATGCTTCCAAATGTAACCAGCGCCAGTAGTCTCAGTATAAAGACCAGTACCAGCATCATAATTAGCACCAGTGGTGATTGGTTCTTCAGTTGCATTCTGACCAGTTGCATTTGAAGTATTCTCTCCATTATAGAGACACTTGAATACTTCATAGTTTGAGTTCATTACATAGAACTTGGAATCAGCAATAGAAGATGCACCAGTTGCAGATTGTTTGCCAATTTGACCACCACCACCTGGGGTAGCGGAGTAATCAGGCTTCCACATATCAAACTTAGGATTAGCAACTAAGTCCCAGTTGTAACGACGAACAACAGTTCTTGCAAAAGCATCAGTAATACGCTTAGCAGCAATAATTTCGTCGTACAGACCAATCTTTTCTCTCTGGTTATCTAAAGGTAGAGGTGGGATGTCCTCAGTACCATAGCGATAAACACCAGTGGTTGCTGTTGCGTTGGTTGTGGTTGAACCACCATCAGCAGTTTCTAGTAGTGTGCTACCAAGGGGTGGTGTAGAGTTAACACCGTTGCTGCCAAAAACGTCGGTAAGAAGAAGGGCACTATCATAAACGGCAGAAACAGTAGCACGGAACGCTGTAGATCCATATGTACCGATGAACACTTCGTTGCCAACTGTGAAGTTGGTTGGTGACTTAGAGTAAACCTCTAAGTATGCTTTCCAGGGTTGTGGGCGACCCACAAAGAAGTACATCCTGGAACGCTCGGCACTAGTGTCAGTAGCACCTTCAGTTAGCGATTCAAGGAATTGCTTCGCGTTAAAAATTCTAAATTTATCAGAGATAATAGCAGCCATTGGTTTTTTCCGACGTAGTGTTTGTGCCTGTGTTATTTATATTTATAGCAATATTTAGGTGATTGCAAACGGAATGAGTTCATCACCACTACTAATAGTATTTGCACCCCTTGTGAAACTACAACCTTCGAATGTAGTTGCTGTTTTACTAGTATATTGAATCACTGTTCCACCAGAAGTAAATAGATATCCAGATGGTGGGAAATATGTAGTATCCTGAACAACAACACTAGATCCAATTGTTCCAGATGAAGAAGTTATCGTAACTGGATTTTGAATAGAAGCATTCGTCAAATTGAAATAGTCACCCGATAAAGTATAACTTGATTCAGATCTTTCAACAAAATCTCTAATGGTCAATGCAGGATAATGGAAGTCTAATTCTAACAATGTTATTCCTGAAACATTACATGTTCCATCATCTAAAATTTGATCAAAATTACCAATAGTTGGTCCAGCATTTGTTTTTGCATATTGACCAATGTATTGTTGTGCAGAACCAAATAATTCATTAATGATTAATTGTTGTGTAGTATCTCTCAAGGTAACATAGTATTCACCATTAACATCAATAAGGTCAACGTCACCATCATGACCACCAGTAGTATTTGATCCTCTTACTGGAACAGGGTCTACTAAGAAGAGTGATTCTTCGTATCCATCTACTGCTCCTCCTGGTGGTGGGGTGATAACTACTTCTGTTGTAGTATTATGCTGCTGTGTAATCTGGGATTCTGCTTGTCTAGGAATGATAGATTCTCTAGATATTTGAGTCTCTAGTCCGATGGAGACAACAGCAACATCGGATTCAATAACAGCAATGCCACCAAAGGCAACAGATACAGGATCTGGAATTTGTCTTAAGAAAGTTCCTGATGCCCAGAATTGTGGAGTTGTGTTGTTTACTCCTCTTTCAACTTTGATGAAACGATCAAATAGTTTACGCATGTAGCGTACAACTTCATTTCCAATTAGAAGATATCCACTTGTCTTGAATTTTGTGGTATCTGGAATGTATATAATAGTGTCAGCAGGATCGAGATCAACATCGAGATAAGCGCCAACCTCAAAGAAGTTGATATTGGAAATAGCATCATTTGGAATTAAATTCTCAAATGAAGTTGTAATTGTTCTACTTACAGATGAAATGGAATTTGTAGATAGAACACCCTGGATTTCGGCAGATACAACAGTAGCATCATAGAATACATCAATGATTTGTACATCGTTTGGATCTTGATCTCTAATACCAATAAATTCTGATGCTGCTTTTTGAAGTTCATCACCAGATTCTCTTAGTAATTGAATCTCGGCAGTAATAACTCTGTCGGTGTCAATAGGACTATTGAAGAATACAGATGTGAAAGAGTTAACACCAGAAACTTGATTTCCAAGGACATTAATTGTTGAAACTGCAGTCATACCACTGCTTTCAACATATGGGTTTATTCCAATGTTAATTAGAGATACACCAATATCTCTTTCATTTAGAATTTCATATCTTCTAGCAACTACAACTTTTGGTGCCTTGGTATATCCAGATCCGCCATCAAGAAGATCAACACTAACAACTTGTCCCTTGCTTACAATAACAGCAGCCCTTGCTCCGCCACCTTCTCCATTTTCTGGTACGAATTCTAAAACAGGTGGAGTAAAATATTGATATGCTGTTGGTTGGGTGAGAGGATTCCAGCTTCTCTGATTCCATGAAAGAGAAACTACTTTTCCATTTTCAATATTTGCTACAACACTTAGACCTTCTCCACGAGTAACTCCAGCATAAGTTTCAACTTGAACTGCCCCGTAGATATCATCAGAAAGTTGTTCTCCATCTCTACCGTCTTTTGATGTAGTATTAGATGGAAGAACTTTGATATTTCTAAACTTTTCTTCTCCTTCTACACGAATCTTATCACCATTTGACAGACTTACAAATGGATTTCTATAGTATTTTCTGACAATAGTGCCAGACCATAGAGAATTTTCATCGCTTAGAATTTTTCTTCCATAATCATCAACTTTATATTGAAGAGATGCGGAGGTAAATTCTGACCATGGTAATGTAAATGTTCTAGTATATCTTCCCTCAACGGCAAATACAAAATCTAATCCATCAATAATAGAACCATTCTGAGATTTAATAATATCAAACCTCACGACTCCTGAAGTTCTATAAAGATTTGCTACTTTACCAATAACATTATACGTACCGTCTGGTTTTACTTGCCATAAATGAACACCATTACCAGACAAATCACCCATCCATCTATAAGTTGTATAATCATCAATTAGAGATGATGTAGTGTTGATTGTAAGTGTACCAGTAGCAAAATATGTATCTGGAGCAAAATCGTAGATATTAAGAATTTGACCGACATCTCTTCCGTAGAGATATCTCATGTCAATTTTCATTTCCTTTTTAATGGGAACATTAAAATAGATATTTGGACCAGATACCGTATAACTATATCCTTCTCTTTGAAGAACGCCATCTAAGAAAACATAAAGATATTCTTTTTCCTCAACAGATTGAACTGTATTATCTTCTACATCTAAAATTAAGAAAGGACCACTCTTAACACCATTAACCAAGTTGTAATCAATGGTCAATCTCTTATAGTTTCCAACACCAATACCTACAACTTTTTCAACGGCAGTTGGTTCTCCAATACTTTTAGCACCAAAATCTTGATCCCAAATTGGGGCAACATCAAAGATCAACTTATTTGGAATAGTATTTCTATCAATATAATATGCATCTCCACCTGGATAATCTGCATTGTACTTTGGTCTCTGAAGAACTGCGTTGATAGTTAAGAATAAATCTTCATCTTCTTCTGTGTAGACTTCAGAACCATCTTCCCAATATAATTCAAAAATCTTATTCTCGCCATCCACATAGTCTGGAAGAGTCTTTGAAACTAATTGACTGTCGAGAACATCATCGACATTTTCATATAAGGAGTCGATAGCAGAAACTACATCATCGCATTCTCCATTATATGGAAGTTGTGGATCTGGAATTAAATTGTAATCAATTGTTGGTTTTGTATCCGTCCAATATCCAGGTTTTGATGGATTAATTCCTACAGAATCAACCGCACCAGTTCCATTTGCAAGAATATTTTTGACAACATCAATATATGTTGTTATTGCAGATGCAACTTCGGCACAATATGGAACTTGAGTATCAGTGGAAACAGTGAGATCTACATATGGAGCGATAGTGGTATAAGTTCCCGCCCCAAGATTATTTCTCATTGCAAGAATCATTTTTTCACCAAGTTTTGTCCATGCATCAATTGCTGCGTTAGTTTCTTCTGTAGATCTATTGATGTATGTTAAAGTTTCTCCATATGGGTATCCAGCATTCGTATAATATAGTCTAGCAAATTCTACAACCCTTTCATTTCCACCAAGTCTCAGATGATAAACTATAGCGTCAATTAAATATCCAAGATCTCTCTTGCATTTTGTTTTATCTCCCTGAGGAAGATTGTATGTATCATAAATGTATTCACTAATTTCTTCTTGCAAGTACAGTTTGTTTCCTTGAATGAGATTTGAAGCATCATAGAATGTACCATTGTTCAAACCACTAAAGAAGAAAAATGCGCTATCCGATGAAGAGAACGAAATTGGAGCTTGTAAAATATCTCCTGGATCAACAGCAAATTGATTTCCAGGGGTAACTTCCCCAGTGCTGGTTGGCATAACAAAGTCACTTCCGCCAGTAGATCCACTTAAATCCGTGATGCCACTTGGAGCACCACCAAGACCACCTGAGTTTGCTAAAGCATATGACGATAGTGTAATTTGAGTATCACTATCAATTGATGCAATTTTAGTTCCAGACGCAAATGCTCTTCCAGAACTAATATGCATACCAACAGCTAGTCTATTTGTATCTTGGACTGTTACTATATTTGAACCTTGTATATAAGATACACTCGCTTCTACAACATCCCAATTTCTAACAGAAAGTTTTGCCAAGTTTGTAGCATACTTGATTATTCCTAAAGATTCTGTTTTATTGTTTGTGATATAATCATAGTCATCATCTTGGTTAAAATATGAGACATAATCAACTGTTTTTACGTTACCACCAAATCTAATGTCATGCTGATACGCATCCAAGATGTAACCAAGATCTCTCTCATAGTCATCTTGCTTAGTGCTCCAATCCAGAGATGGATACTTAGATCTTCCGTAACCAATACACTCTTCAATAATGAAAGTTTTGTTTCTTTCTATTTGATTGGCAGAGTCTAACCACCTTCCATTTCTTTGGAAGATATTTCTAATTTTTTTAAAGTATCTCGTATTATATTGATTATCTTTAAAGTTAAAATATCTTCCGTAAAATGTTACTCCAGCATAATCAGTTAATTCATTTAAATTGTTTCCAGTGAGTTTTTGATTAGCACCTAAGGGTGGTTGTGAAAAGACTATGTTATCACCAGAAACAGTGTATGCTACTTCTGGTTCTTGAATAATTCCGTCAAGTGTTACGATTAAATTTTTAGCACTAGATGGAGTAAATGGTTGACCCTGATCATCCAATAATTGGAATGTTTTTGTACCTTGCAAAATACCATTAGAATCATAATATCCATCAAAAGACCCATTTAGTGTAAATGTAAATGCACGAGATTCATTGAAATTAAACTCAGAAGTAGCAGCAGAACCTACTCCCTTACGAATTCTTTGATTCTCTGTCTTCTGAATAATTTGAGTTACAGTTCTTCTTGTGTTTTCAACTGTAATTTTGTTTTTATCTGGATCCCAAAGTTGAATGACACTAAAATGCGACGCCTTTGGCATTTCTGCTGGCATCTCAACGGGAGCATTTGTTTCAATGTCAACTTGACCAAACAGTTTAAATCCTGCGGGGTGTGTAGTTGATTTGATTAAATCTCTCCACTGGTCAATTGGAGTTTTTGATTTAATAACATATGAGTAATCTTGATAGAAATAACTATCAATTAATTTTTGATTGGATACTCCTAATTTTCCTTTGTCGGATTTGAAGTATCCAACATTATCAAAAAACGCTGTTACATTATTTGTAAATGTGCTAGCATAGATTCCCTTTACAGTACCAGATGCTCTCGATACCAGTCCTTCAATAACTACGTCTTCTCTCAGAGTTCCACGAATATTCTCTAACTTAAGGAGATTAGATCCAAGTCTCCATTCAGATACAACAGATCTAGAAACTTCAGTTTGTCCAATTCTCTGTACAACAGTTTCTCCTTTTTGGAAATTTCCACTAAAGTTTTTTAAAGAAACTGTATACTTAGAAGTAAATTCTGAAGATACTGTCTTGTCGAGGTGGAAAGCACCACCATTTCTGGTAATCTTAATACTTTGTGGTACACCAATAGTAGAACTGTTTACATATGCTTCAACATCGCCCTCTACAATTTCAATTACTGGAGCATACGTATACCCTCTTCCAGGATTACTGACAGTAATAGAAAAAATACTTCCATCTCTGACAACTAAGTTAAATGTCGCATCGATTCCATCGCCATCAATAATTACTGCTTTTGGATTTGTATAATTAGATCCTTTTTGTTCTAGTTCAACGCCAGTAATGCTGTTAGTTGCAACATCAAACAATACTCTAGCTTTTGCCTTGAAATTTTGATTTGGGTCAATTCCAGAGATAGATGGAACTTTTTTATAATTTAATCCAAGATTTGTAATTTTAATTGAATTCAGTTCACCAACAGCAAATTGCCCTGTCGTTGTGTAGGTGATAGTTCCAGATCCATCCCATAGTGGCGGAGTTAGAATATCGTATACAAATCTGTTGGGAGTAACATAATTCAATATTTTTTCACCTTGCAATGGATCTGAAACAATCTTTAGGTACTTGCCATCAGAATCCACAACTCCTTTTTTATCAAAATAGTAGAAGTTTGTAAAATCAGTTCCTCTCTTAGTTTGATAGTTATTTGACGCGATTCTAGAACCAAATCCAAACTTAACATCAGTAAATGCACCTGGGTTTCCTGGTAAAATAGTTGATGCTAATTTTTCTGTCGTAATTACATTGTAATTTTTACTAGGACTTAAATCAAAGTATGTTCCCGTTAGAGAAGAGTGAGAAGTGTCAAACTTGTACTTGTAATACTCTTGAATTTCAATTGTTGGATTTGGAATATAAGTTACATTATCTTCTGAAAACTCAAACTTGAATTCAATAGGATCTGTAGTTTTAATCGATACTAATCTGGATGGAACACTATCGTCAAAGAAGGTGCTGCTAACTTGAATAATTTGTGCCGTTTCTTTTGTGGTAGAATAATCATAAACAATAGTTGCCTTTTGAGTTTCTAAATCATACGAAGAAATATATCCACTACCAATACCAGCACCAATTTGGAAATTATCATCAAAGTTGTATCTTGGTTTATACAGTGATACTTCTTGACCGTCATAATGATCTTTATCAGTGGTATTCTCTTGTCCTCTCAAAACTGTAAGAGTCTTGCCGTTAATAGAAGAAACTTCTAATACTTCTTCCCCGACAAGAATTAAATCGTTCTCGGAAATGCCAGTAGTGCTATCAAGAGTGAGACTTGTAGATCCTGCCGCAAATCCAACATGATCAACATATAGAACCAATCTCTGAGTGCTAGTTGATGCTACAGATCTCACGAGAGATTCATCATCAACACCAAGATAATCTGCCTTTCTATATCCAGTTCCACCATCTTGAATCTGAATAGAAGAAACTACACCAGCAGAAGAAACAGTAACTGTTGCTGTAAATCCAGATCCAGTACCACCAGTAATGGAAACGTTCGTATATGTTCCTGGTGTGTAGTCAGCGCCACCATTTAAAATTTGAAATCTGCCAACACCAGTATCATCAATAGATGTTTTGAACTCTGGTGCTTGCAACACAATATCTTGATATAATCTCTTTCTTAGATAATAAGTCTTAGTCTTGATAGAATCGTCTGGGAAAATATCAACATTAACTTTATCACCAACACCCATACCGTGATTTGTTGCTGTCTCTACTAGGGCAACACTTTGATTAACTTCAAATGGTTCTAGGTTATCGCTGAGAGAAGTAAGAATAACAGGTCGTGTTCCAGATGTATCAAATAAATTGTTGGATTGTAAGAAATACTCGCCTTGATTAAACTGCAACCAGTCACCAGTTAAAACCTTAATCTCAACAACATTTTGACCAGCAGTGCCATTTAAAATTTCTGCAGTTGCAATTGCTGGATTAATTCCATCGGTAAGACTTAATGTAGCACCTTTGGTATATGAACTATCTTGATCCAAGAGAATGAAGAAAGTTTTAATATCTGCAGAAAAAGTTCCTGTATTATCAAATGTCCCAACGACATTTTTTAGAACAATTACGTTATCATTCCTCACCTCTCCCACAATAACACCAGATGCCCCAGATGATGGTTGTCTTAATGTATCGTCAGTGAACAGATATGCGTTTTGAATTGTAGTAAGTTTTACTACTTTATTTTCATAACTATCAAGATATGATACTACTTTACCTTTAACAGACTCAACTAACGCTTCTGCATCGGATCCCTCGGTGCCTCTATTATCAAAATATACTTTTGAGTTAACCGAGAAGTTATTTGATGATCGATCAATGTCAATAGCATCAACGGTTCCAGACCTTACTTCTTCAATTTCTGCAACCAAACCTTCTCCATTTCTTGACATCCCAGGAACTGAAAGTCTCTTAGATTTTTTTGGAACATCATTCTGATTGATGTTCGAAGCATAGTTACTTTCTACTGGCAGAGAATAAAAATTCTCACCTAAAATATATGGATACTGTGGGACTTGATTGCTATCAATAGTAATAAAGTATGCATATGTTCCAGACGGATAATCTGGTGTGACACAAAATCTACCATTATTCTCATCTAGAGAACCAGATTTGTGGGTATAAGAATAGTCATTATTAAATGAACCTAGAGGGTATTGTGCAAGTGCTGGACCATCTGCTCTAGAACCTTTCATAGAATAACTAGAAGTCATCCTAACAATAGGAGACTGTGGATCTACAGGGTTTTCATGTGCAAATGGACCATAAATTGGGTTTCCATCATAAGCAAAACCTATAATAGGAGAATGAACTTTTGTGGATGGTTCTGTATCGGATGAACTTAAATTATCGTTTAGTGCTACTCTAAGTGCCTTTGGATTTGCTACTTGACCATATCCATACTCTAAAACACTGTTATAATTCTTAAAAACATATCCGTAATTATCATCTAAAACTGATTTTAACTTATTGAAGCGGTTAAAATTCCATTCTTTTAGTAGAGGAGTGCCAGTGGCACCATTTCCAACAGGAATAACATCAACTCTTACTGTTGGTTGAGTGTAAAAACTACCCTCATCATTCTTAATAAATCCCGTGATCTTGCCATCAGTGCTTACAATCGCTGTATAATCGGCAAATCTTCCTTTTCCATTTCTATCAGTAATTCTAATAATAGGTGGTGATGAATAATATTCTCCAGGATTTTCAATAACAAGAGAAGTAATTTTGTCTCCAGTAACAACTGCACGAATAGAAGCTCCTCTACCAGAAGTAACTTCTACAGTTGGTGTTCTTGGGAAAGTATCATTTGTGTCAACAATATATCTTTCAACTACAGAACCAGAAAGAACTGCCCTTGCTTTGTTAGGTACACCATCGAGTAGAACGAATGGTGGTTTAGCATATCCAGTTCCCTGAGTGTTGACTGCAATGCTCTCTAATTTTCCATAACGAATACTCTCTGTATCTTTATAACTATATGCTCTAGTTCCATTCAAGAAAATACCAACTTCTGATTTTGGTGTCTTATACTTCTCAGTAGTTCTAGTTGCTTCTTTTCTCAGAATACGAAGAAGTTTTTGATCTTTAAGAGTTTGTGTTACACCAGATCCATCTAGAATTTCGTGGGATGGGAATCCAGATGCAGTAATATAATAATATTGATCATCACTAAAAATAGCAGATACATCAGTAGAAACATCTCCAAGAGCAGATTGTGCTACTGGATTGGATGGAATATCTACAGCAAGATTCCGATTCAAAAACCATCTAACTTGATTTGTTCCTGTCCTTACAATTTTTGGATCTGCAGTTTCGAAACCAGGATTTGAAACTTGAATCCTATCACCAGGATAAGAATATGGACTAGAAGTGCTTGGTGTAAAATTATATACTACTCCAAATGTCAACATTGTGACATTAGATCCAGAAATAGTAACTGGTTTGTAAACAGAAGCACCTACTTCATGGGTATATGTTACATCTCCCCTCTTCTTGATTACAAACTGAGTAATATTTTTTTCTTCAAACTTAATAGTTTCATTGCCGATCAATACCTCTCCAGATTTTCCCCAACCAACTGTGGAGAATACATTGATTCGTTTTCCGATACCATCTGTTTGTAAGATTGTTTTTTCTAGTTTGGTTTTAGTTGAAATTGCAAAAGTTCCATTAACCGTTTCTGGTGCAAGAACTATGTTCCAAATTTTCTCCCCATCACTAGTTCCATCTGGATAAACATTATCGACAGTTGCTGATGCATATCCATACTCATCTGTTGCTTCTTGAACAACAATATTACCAATCAGGTCATTTGGATCGCCAGAAACAATTTTTGCTTTAAGAGCAAATACATTGATCCAATCAGCGTTTGATGCCTTATACGTGTAATCTCTGGGTTTATACTTCTCAGGAACATCTCTAGTGTCTTTTGCAACAATCGAGTTAAAGATGAATCTAATAGAAGCAGCAGTTCCTTTTGTCTTATAGAACTGTCTAATGTTTTTAATAAGAGTTCTTTTGTCTACACCACTCTTTAAATACTTCTCTGGGAATGATGCAAGATATTGAGACTCAAAACTCTTAATAAGAGCATATAGAAATAGGTTGCTTACATTGTATACAGCAGACCCAGAAACATGCCCAGCAGCGTCTGTAGTTACGAATGTGGACTGTTCATACAAGTCTCCTAGGGTAGTGTTGCCACTAACCCCTCTAGAGCATTCTGAGAGGACATTATTAGTTCTCTTGGCATAGAAAACTATTTCATTATTAATCTTAATATACCCGTTCTTTTCAGGAAACGAACTACCATCATCCAAAACAATAGTAGTGTCAGATGAAGAAATTGTTGACGTTAAAATACTATTTTCATTGAGAAGATTTTTCTCATAATAATTAATGTCAGTATAATCTAAAATATTATTAGCAATATCTAGAGGTTGACCAGAACTTTCCTGAGCTTCATAGTATTTCTCTAC